TTGCTGCTGGCTGGTTAGTCTGTGTGTCCTGGTCATTGGATGAGGTTATAACTATGATTGATTACTACTATGAAGATAAATGACAAAGGATTCTGGGAGAATCCAAACAAGGAGGGCCATGCCCATGACAGCAGGCTGGCAGGTGCAATCCTGAAGATTCTAAAGGCTCGCAAGATTGACACACTGGTGGACTTCGGATGTGGCACTGGTGAGTATGCCAGATTCTTCCGCAGGCATGGCTTAGTGGTTGAGGCTTATGATGGCAATCCATACACTGAGCAGCTCACCGGAGGCATAGGCCATGTAAAGGATTTGAGCCAGCGATTTAACCTGCTCAAGCAGTTTGGCTGTGTAATGTCTCTGGAAGTAGGCGAGCATATCCCAGCAGAGTTTGAGCGGGCGTTCCTTGATAACCTGATCACCCACTCCACCGGAGAGGATGGCTCATTGATTATCCTTAGTTGGGCTGTTCCTGGTCAGGTGGGCGATGGGCATGTCAATTGCCAGAGCAATGACTACATCATGCAGCAGATGCAGGCCAGAGGTTTCTACCTTGACAATACATTGACCAATCAGCTCCGCAAAGCAGCCAGCCTATGGTGGTTCAAAAATTCTTTGATGGTTTTCAGGTAGTGTCAATTTGTTTGTAATTTATTTGCAAAAAAATCTTTACTAAAACATTCAAATCATGGAAGAACTAACTGAATTACAGAAGAAGCTGGAGGAGTGCCGGAGGCATTCTGACAATCACAGGCGCAGCAGAGACTACCACAAAGAGCAGGCTGCTGATCTGCGTGAGGAAGTAAAAGAACTGGAGAATGTCATTGAATTTTGGAAAGGCCAGCACACAAAAATGGATAATGCCTTTTGCGAAGCTAGGTATCACCATCATAGGTGGATGAGCATTGCCATTGTCCTGGGCATCTTTAGTCTTGGAATGTCAGTTTTATTTTTTTGGTCGGTGAGAAGTTAGTTATATTTGCAAAGCCGAAAGGCCGCTGGGTAGGAGCAGCGTTTGTGAAAAAATTTATTGCCCTTTGTCCGCTTAGTAGAGACTCCTACCTCGAACGGCGAACAAAGGGTTTTTTATTTTATGAAAAAGTCAAATTTTAATCCGGTACAAATTCCACAAGACTTATTAACAAATCCATTGGTTTCATTGTCTGCAAAAGGCTTATATGCCTTTTTGCAAATTTTTAATGAAGATGGGCAAATGGATTTTGAATTTATGTGCAAAGCATACAATATTGATAAGAATGAGTTTGATCATTCTATGGATGAACTTATACATCATGGATATGTTTCCATTGAAACTCAATTCGGATTGCTTGTTTATGTTTTAAATGGAATTTAGATATGACACATTCATTTGATATAAACCATGCTTTAAATTATGGAGTAAATGAATCCATCATGATTAGCAATTTTCAATTCTGGATTCAAAAGAATAAAGCCAATGGTACACATTTTCACCATGACAGAACATGGACATATAATTCAGTCAGTGCCTTCAAAAAGATATTTCCATATTGGAATAATGGACAGATAAGAAGGTGTTTGGAATCCTTGGTAAAGCAGAAAGTTTTGGTCAAAGGAGATTATAATAAGAATCGTTATGAGCGAACTTTATGGTATGCTTTTAATGACGAATCCATTTTTCTAAATCAGCAAGTCCATTTGTCAAAAACAGCAAATGGAGAAGTCGAAAACAGCAAATGTATTACAGATACTATATCAGATACTAAACCACATACTAAACCAGATAATAAGAGCAAGAAAAGAGTTACTCAATTTATGCCTCCAACTTATGAGCAATTAGAAGCCTACTTTCTGGAGCAAGGAGCTTCAAGAGATCAGGCAGAAAAATGCTACTTCTATTACAAGGAACTTGACTGGCATAATAAGTTTGGCAAAAAATTAATCAATTGGAAAAGCACTGTTCGTAACAATTGGATTCTTAAAAACCAAAATAACGAGCAAACCATTGAAGTTCCGCCGCCGCAGGCCGAGCAAATTCCAAAGAGAAAATCGCACCGTATGCACGAATCCTTTACATTTAAGCCCTAACCAAAACAATTATGCAATTCGAAAATTCAGAACTGGAGAGGCAAGTACTTTCCGCAATGATGATCTCACCGGAGGATAGGCTGACAGCATTCTCCATCCTGCCCACTCTTGATTGCTTCCAAAATGAGCAGCACAAGATACTAGCCAAGGCAATCCAGGCATTACAAGATGCCGGTGAGCCAGTGGACTTAGAAACAACAGTAGCCACCATAAAAAAGTCTGGGCTAATTAAAGAAGCCGGAGGCACTAAGGCCATAGCCAACATCTATGCCTGCCTAAAGTCACCTGGTCACATTGAAAGCCATAGCCACCTGCTGATTGAACACTTCCTGAAGGCCAAGCTATACACCTTCAGCCTTGAACTGCTCCAGAAGTCTCAGTCTGATTCCGGTGACATATTTGACCTCTTCTCCGAGTACCAGTCTAAGTTTGACAACATACTTGCCAGCACAATAACCAAGTCAGATGATGACTTCCATAAGCAGCTGGATGAGTCAGCAAAGGTCTGGCTTAATAGTCAGCCTGGAGACATAGCTGGCTATCGCACCGGCATAGCAGCACTTGACAAACTCTGCGGAGGTCTGGTCAATGGTGAGCTTACCATCATAGGCGCAAGACCAGGACAAGGCAAGACTGCCCTTGCTGTCACCATCATTCGCAACTTAGCAACCCAAGGCATTGGCTGTGGACTCTTCAGCCTTGAGATGACTAAACACGAACTGGTGCAGCGATTGGCTTCCCAGGAGAGCAAAGTCTTTGCCTATAAAATCAAACAAGGTGACATGAATCAGTACGATAAAACTGCCATTTATGAGGCAGTCCACCGGATGAAGCAGTGGCCGATCAAGATAAGCGATGAAGGCTATCTGAATATGTCAAAAATCCGAACTAAGGCAACCATGTGGAAGAACAAGCACAAGATGCAGGTGCTGTTCGTGGACTACATCGGACTGATTAACTCAGTGAATCCAAAGGAGACAAACCGAGTGAACATCATAGGAGAGATAAGCAGAGGTCTGAAACTACTTGCCAAAGAACTCCAGATTCCAGTGGTAGCCCTCTCACAGCTCAGCCGGAGAGTTGATGAACGCAGCGATAAGATGCCACTTATGAGCGACCTGCGTGAGTCCGGTTCAGTAGAGCAGGATGCTGATGTCATCTGGATGATGCTCAGGCCAGAGTATTACTTTGATCCAACAGCCACTACCAAGGTAGGCAGTGCTGAGTTGCCTAACCAAGACCTATGCCTGATTGACCAAGTGAAGATGCGTTCTGGTAGCACTGGAATAGTACCTTTGCGCTTCGATGGCCCATTAATGCGCCTGAAAGACTACCATGAATCAAATTAATGCAATTCATATCAGCCAAATGCCAGAACTCTGGAATACAGATGTAACTTATCCTAATAATCTAATGTACGAGCATATCCCAGCCAATCTAAACTACCAAGACTGCCTCGAATACCTTAACCGTAAGATCAGGCAGCTCGATGCCAAGATTGCCAATGGTGGAGTCACCAGGCACATGAGTCGATGGCAGAATCAGCGAGACATCTATGTGGCAATGCTTAAATACTTATCTTTGCCAAAACAATTGTAAAGCCATGCCAATCAAGAAAGGTTATTCGGCTAAGACCGTAAGCAGCAACATCAAGGCTGAAATGAAGAAAGGCAAGCCTCAAAAGCAGGCAGTAGCCATTGCTCTATCTGTTGCTAAGAAGGCTAAGAAGGCAGCTAAGAAAAAATAATCAATCACTAAAAAAGGGGAGTAATCCCGGTACAATTTATGGCAGCACCGAAAGGCAATAACTGTTGGCAATTGCGACTCAAGCATGGTCTTGATGGCAAGTTCAAATCACCAGATGAAATCATGCACAACTTTGAGCAGTATGTGCAGTGGGCAGAAGAGAATCCACTAATCGAAGTTGATTTCAGAGGCAAGGATGCAATGAGGGTTGAAATCCCTAAAAAAAGAGTGTTGACTAAGGATGGCTTTGCGCTTGCTTGTGGCTTTAGCTGCTGGGCAACCTTAGCTGTTTACCGCAACAAATCAGAAGATTTCAATAAGGTCTTTACACGCATAGAAGAAGCTATCCGCTTGCAGAAGTTTGAAGGTGCTTCTTCTGGCTTCTTTAATCACAACATCATAGCCAGAGACCTTGGCCTGATGAAC